TCAGGCTGAGACTGGAAGATATCGCCGATATCTCCAGACTTTCGGAATGCGGTGTCTGCTTCCACAGCGTCTACTCGTTTTCCAAATTCATTAAACTCATTTGAAACTGCTGCAATATCTTTTGCAACTGCTGCAAATGAATCCTTTACTGTATCAACATCTACCTTTGAAGACTTAAGAAGTTCTACTTCTGCTTGCAAAGATTTTACTGTTGACAATAGATCGCTAAAGGCTGATGTTAGATTATTCTTGATTTCAGCAACTGCTTCCGCAACTACATCATCTGACTTAGATACATCTGCGTCTGTGTCTGCTACCTTTTCAACTGCTTCAGCAACTGGTGCTTCTTCAGTGTTTGTTACAACTGCTTCTTCTGACTTAACAACATCTGCTGTTTCTGTCTCTTCTGCCTTTGCAACTTCTGCGGTAACTTCTTCAACCACGGCATCTGCCTCTGGAGCGACCACAACATCTTCAACTACATCTGTCTTTTCAACTTGTGTTTTTGATTTTGTCATAGGTTGTACCTCCTTGTTAATCTTAGAAGTATTAATGCCTTTAGCACTATCAACTAAGAATTTTATCATTGTTGTTTTTTCATCATCCGTTTTTTCAACGAACCCTATATTTTCCATCTGCTCTCCAGTAACTGGGCTAAGTTCTGACTCATTTTCAGATGATATAACAATTCCACTTTCTTTATCGTAGAAAACATTCTCTAATACTGTTGTGTCTGCTTTGATAACATCTACTCCGTCAACCTTTTCGACGGATACAATATTTGCAAACTGATTTGCTGGGGAATCTACAAGACTCAACTCAACCAAATCATAATCCTTAATAATTCTAATCTGTGAGTCTGACTTCTCATCATATCCATCGTCCCACTTATTCATTCTTCCGCCAATAGAAAAACCAGTTAGCGTTCCATCCAAAACCTTTTCCCAGGTATCTTGTGCACCCTTTGAAACATATGCTGAAACAAAAACACCCTTGTAAAACTTCTTTGATTCTGGATCAAAGTACTTGTCTTCTTTAAAGTTTACCATCTTGCCAACTGCTAATGGTTGATGCATCTCTCTGATGTTTCCACGAAACTTTGCAAATGCATTCATTGATGCTTCAGATGTAACTATGTCGTTTTGCTTATCAAGGTTATCTAGTGATGCAAAGCCTGAAACGATACGGCGCTCTTTGTCTACCTTACTAAAAGGCATAGAAAGACGAAGATTTTCCCCATCTGAATTCCAATGGGCCTTAGATATATTGCTCACCATTATATTATAAACCCCTTTTTATACATATATCACATAGTGGACATATTGGACATTATGGAGTTTGTCGACCCTCTCCTTTTGGTGCTCTTCCAGCAACTGTAGAAGTGCTGTCAGAATTACTGTTGGTTCTTTCTGCATCTCTTGATCTTGTAGTTCTTGCTTCTGCTGCTGATGCTGGACTTAGATCTAGGACTTCATCACCACCGTCTCTTTGTGGCATGTCCAAAACAACTCTTGCTTCATTTGGAGTCATGATCTGATTCTTAACATATCTTTCAAGAATCTGAGATTGAGCAATCTCATCTGTTAGTGTTAACTCGTTAAACACAAACTCAATAATGTCTGTTTTTTCACGAATGATCTTGTTGATCATCTTTTCTAACTGTCTCTGTGCTGGTCTTGCAACTTGCTCCTTAAAGGTGCGATCCTGTGCAAGTGCTGCTGCAATAGATCCAGAATCGCCACCTCCAAGTTTAGACAGTGGCACTTGATGTGCTACTAGGATATCATCACGGTTTTGCTTACGATACTCTTTAAATGAGCCGTCCTGTATACCGTCTTCGATGGGCTCCATTTTGAATTCAACTTTATTGTTTTCGCTATCACCTGGAAGTGGAATATATAGCGTTCTGTGAGACTGCCCTCTGAGACTTGTTTGCAAGAATCTAAACATCTTGTCTTCTGCATCTCCAGAAAGTTTCGCACCCTTTAATGTTACAACGTATCGTGGAACTGCTTTGTTTGCAAAATAGTCAATATTGTATTGTGAAGCAAGAGAGTCTCCATGTAATGAGTTAATAGCCGACATAATGTCTGGCACTCCGTAAAATGTGTTTAGAGGTGAGTACTGCTTGAAGTGAATAATCTCATTTGGTCTTGCATCTGTTGTTAGTGGGTTTTGATTCTTTGCTCCAAAGTTACGGAAGTAAACGATCTTATTTCCAATGATCTGAACATATCCGTCTTTTAGTCTTCTTACTCGCATTGTTGTTGCTGGTATGTGTCCAACGTATCCAATTTCTCCACGAGTTGTTCTTCCAATTTCTAAGTAGCCATTACCTGTTGACTGAAGATCTGTATAAACCTTTTCCATTGTGGCTGTAAAAGAGTCATCATCATTTAGAGACTCTAGCCAATCACGCATCTCAATCTTTGCTCTTTCGATTCTCTTTCGTGCCTTTTGTGTTGCACTATTATCTTCTGATGCCTCAAGTCTCATCATTGTTCTTGGAGAAACCTTAAACTCATAACCAAGGCCAACAATGTTCTCAACCTTTGCATCAATTGCTGCGTGGTTTGCAAATGATGTATCATAATAGTTTGCTAATTCATAAAGATTCCAAGGTGGAGTGATTACGTCAAACATTCCATAGCCATTTACATATACTAGGCCTGGGTTTATTTCTTTTGACTGTGCTCCATCAATACCGCTTTTTCCAGCAAGCGCTGCTGTTGTGTACTGTGTAGTTGGTTCAACCATTTTGGTTGACATTCTGTTTGTTCGTCTTTTAAAATTTGCGTCTAAGCCGTCTAAAGTTTTTAATGTTTCCCAGTTACCATTAAACGGATCTGACTTTGCAAATGTGTCGTCTTTCTTTGCTGCTTCATCAATTCTTGCACCTATTTCGTATTCATTATCTTGCATGATTACTCTTCATCTCCATACTTAGCAATTGTATCTTTTGCTGCTTGAACAGCACCAAGGTCATTTAGAGAAGGGATCAGACCAGCCTTTAGTCTATCAACTTGCTCTGAATATTCTTCTTCAGTAACTCTTGTTAACCCTGGAACAAATACACATGTACCGTCTCCTGGATCTCCGTAATACATTGCAGTCTTTTTTAGTTCTGCAATTCTAGAGATATCGTTTTTGTCTGAAGGAATATTTAATACAGAACCATTTCCATCTGTAAACCACTTGCCATTAGCCTTTTTATATACGTATAGACCCCAGTCGTAATTCTTTTCAATTACCTGTCGTCTAACATTTTTTACAATTGGTTGACCAGTTTTTGGGTCTATTAGTGAATCCATATCCATAAGTATACCATATCATACTGGATCTTGTACGAATTGATTCCAGCCTACATCCTTAAAGACCGTATACGAGTATTCTCCAAAACTAACTGGTCTTTCGTCATCTACAATAATCTTGTTTGTTCCCGTATAACTCTTGTAAACATTTGATGGGTTTACCCCATAATAACTTGTCTCTGATAAAACCAAAACTTTGTTCCAGTTAAATGACTCAAGGTTCCAGAACTCCCAGTCAAGAGGGTAGGCACCCAAAACCTTAACTCTAAACCAAGGTCTTTCTGCTATGTTTTGAACTTCTTGTAGATTTGTAGACTGGTAGTAAGATATGCTATTAAACATCAATGGTCCAGTTAGTCTTACTGCCCCTTCAAAATACGAAAAGTCTAGGCTGTCTGCAAAACTTATACCTAAGAATCCCCACTCTTGAAGAGTAACTACTGGCTCTTTTACAATTTTACCATTCCAGTAAAAGCCAATACCGTTTTGGACTAATCCAGTTTTTGTGTCGATAGCATAAATTCTTGCTCTTCTTCCAGTTGGATCGCAGGCAACCATATAAAATCTTAAGTATGTTCCTTTGCTTTCTATTTCAAATATTTGTGTTGGTGCAAATGGGAAATAGTCTCCATCAAATCTTACCGCCATTTGCATTGCAATAACCTTAAAATTATCTGCTCTGCTTGTGTTTATAGGAATAGCCAAACCTCTATTAACTAGAGGGTCGTGTTTTCCTTTTACTTGAATACCGCTTGTCTTTGTAAGATAAAGATATGGAGATGACCCAGTATAAATAGAAAATGGATTGTTCTTTTTAAAATTATAATATATTCCAGATTTTGTATACGGATATATGGATGTTCCAAACCTGGTTCCTATTGGGCTACCATCTGATTCGTTTAGAGCCTGTGACGCATAAGAAAGTTTTTTAATTGCAACATTATTGGTTTGTGTGTCTTTAACATTTATTTCAATGTGTGTAACAATAGAAAGGTCTGTGAAGTCTACGCCTGAAGGTGGATAGATAATCATATTATCAACAACCTCATATTTTGTTGTCATCCAGTCTGTGCCAGGAATTAAAATTCCATCTCTAGATGGTCTTTCTGTTTTTGTAAAATAAAAGTATGTTTGGTTTGCGCCCAACTCTGTGTACTGAAAAGTTACATAACTTTTTACAATTGCTCCGTCAGTATCATATCTATAGTCTTTTGAAATTTTATTTTTTAAATCTTCATAATCGTTATAACCAGTAAATAAGTAATTGTCTAAAGATGTATAAGATCTTTGAAACGGGAAGCCGTACTCATTGGCAAGTTCCTCATATGTCCATGGCTCTGGCTCTGTTTCTATTGCTATTGTTTTTGATGTTATTGGGTAGTCAATATTAAACTGAATAAAATCAAGATCAAAATATTGATCTCCTCTTTTGTCTAGAACAGATTCTGCAAAGTATGTCAAAGGAAGTTGATCTTCCCAGTATGCGTTTGCAGACACTGTGAGTTTATACACATCAAATATAGTTTCTGGCAAAAGTGTATAACTTGCTATGTGATCTAGCAGCCTATCTTCGTCAAGAATAACTACTCCGCCTCCAGATATACCACCATTTACTGTATCTGTTACTCCACCATATGCTGGCATAGAAGTTGTGTCTATTCCTCCATCTACATTTATCAGTTGATTATTTTGATAAACAGCAAAAAGATCTTCATTCCAAACAGGAACACCTATTTCATTAAATAAACTCCTTATTTTTTGAAAGTTGTAGGCTGTACAAAATCCAATGCTGTGTATCTTTCCAGTAAACGTAGACACTCCATTTTTATCTCCTCCGATATACATTCGCAAATCTGATAGGGATCCAAAAAATTCAGATACTGGGTTACCAAATCTTGAAATAAAAGATGGGATGTTG